ACAATTTCTTTCATTCATGGTTAAAAGATGTTGGTCATAATAGTGAAATTATTATGCGTAAAGCAGCTAATGAAGGAACACAAGTACATGATGCTATTGAAGATTTTTTAGGTGGAAAAGAAATTACATGGATTGATCAATATGGAACAGCTAGATATCAATTAGATGTTTGGAAAATGATTTTACGATTTGCTGATTTCTGGAATCAAGTAAAACCAGAATTAGTATCAAAAGAATATCATCTATTTTCTGACCAATATGAGTATGCCGGTACGGCGGATTTAATTGTAAGAATCAACGGGGAACTGTGGTTATTAGACATTAAAACTTCAAATTCACTACATACATCATATGATTTACAACTCGCGGCTTACGCGCAGGCTTGGAATGAAACTCATACTGAACATGTTACACGTACTGGTATTATTTGGTTAAAAGCTAAAACACATAGAGAAGGTAAAGAAGGCTCAATGCAAGGTAAAGGATGGCAAGTTAAAATTGTAGATGATATAGAAAAGAATTTTACTATGTTTACTAAAATACAAGACATATATAAACTTGAAAATCCAAATGCTTCTCCATATACTGAAACCTTACCTACATCAGTTAAATTGAATGCAGAAAATTAATATTTATAAGTATATTATACTGTATATTAATTAATGAAAATAGCAATTTACCCAGGCGCGTTTAAACCACCTCATAAAGGTCATTTCCAAGTAGTTAAAAAATTGGTTGATAGAGATGATATTTCTGAGGTGGTTATTGCTATTTCACCAAAGGATCGTGGTGGGGTATCATTAGATCAAGCATTAAAAGTTTGGGAATTATATATTAATTTATTAGGTCCTAAAGTTAAAGTTATACCATCTGAAGGCTCTCCTGTATATTATACCTTATCTTCAATTAAAAACAATCCAGATCAAGATTTTGTAGTTGCATTTGGTAAAGAAGAAAGTTCTCGTTTTGCTTCATTAGCCGATAATCCTAAAGTTGAAGTATTTGATGCTGGTAATTTTGAAAACATATCAGCTACTAATTTTAGAGATGCTATTCAAGCTCGTAATGTAAAACAAGTAGCTAATTTTTTACCTGTTGGCATTTCAACAAAACAATTTTTTGATGCTTATGGTAGTGTTTATAATAACAATGTAGAACCTATCCATGAATTATCATTACACGAAAATAAATTTCCATTGTTAAAAGAATTTATTGGATATTGTAGAGAATATTTAAAATTAAAATCATTACCTCCATTAAAAATGTCATATGATCCTACAACAGCAGAATCAAGACGTTCATTTGGTGGATATGATCCAAATAATAAAAGTATAGAATTAAGTGTAGCTAATCGTCACCAAGCAGATGTTTTTAGAACATTAGCACATGAGTTAGTTCATTATAAGCAAGATATACAAAATAGATTAACACCTGAATCAGGCAAAACAGGTCATGCTCATGAAAATGAAGCTAATGCTGCTGCCGCTATAATGATGAGAAACTTCGCTCAAATGCGACCTGAAATGTTTGTAGTAAAATGATAAAATTATTTGATCTTTTAAAAGAAATAACTGGAAAACCTAAAGCGATATTCTTAGCTGGCCCTGCTGGCTCAGGTAAAACATATACTTTAAAACAATTACTTCCAATTGAAAAATATCAAGTAATAAATGTAGATGATACATACGAGGAATTACTTAAGTCATCTGGTTTAGGTACTAATTTAAAAGATTTCGGTCCTGAAGAATTATCTCAAGCAGCTAAATTAATGGGGCGTGCTCAAGGAGCTACTAAAGAAAAATATGCTAAAGCGCTTGAAGGATTAAATAACGTTATTATTGATGGTACTGGTGCTGCGTCTAAACCATTACTTAAAAAGAAAGCAGAATTAGAAGCATTAGGATACGAAACAATGATGTTAATGTTATATGTTTCACCTATGACATCTTTAAAACGTAATTCTGAACGTGAACGTTCATTATTGCCTCAAATTGTATTACGTACTTGGAGAGATACAAATAAAAATATAGATGTTTATCGTCAAGAATTTGGTGATCGTTTTATATTAATTAATAATGATCCTAAAGACGCTAATAAAACTTTCGATCCTGCTGAAGTTAAAAAATTATATTTTGATACAGCTAAATTCACCAGTAAGCCAAAAACTCCAGAAGAACAAGCTAAATCAAAAGCTGATGCTGAACAATTAAATCAAGATATTGCTTCATTAGTTAAATCAATTCCCCAAACAGATACATTAGATTCAGCTAAATCTAAAATTTCAATGTTAGCTGAAGCTGAACAACAGTATAAATTATATTGTGATATGGATGGTGTATTAGTTGATTTTGAACGTGGATATAATGATTTAACCGGTAAAAGAACACCAGGTGTTAATTCAACATATAATAAAGAGGATTTTTGGGGAGCAATTACTAAAGCAGGTGCTAAATTTTGGGCTGATTTAAATTGGATGTCTGATGGAAAACAATTGTGGGATTATATTAAACAACATAATCCTAAATTATTAACTGCTCCTTCACGTGAAGTATCATCTGAAATAGGAAAAAAAGAGTGGGTTGGTAAACAAATACCGGGTACTCCGATTATATTCAAACAAGCAAAAGATAAAAAAGATTTAGCAGAACCAAATGCTATATTAATTGACGATAGAAAAGATAATATCCAACAATGGATAGATGCTGGAGGAATTGGTATTCGCCATACTTCAACAGCATCAACAATAAAACAGTTAGAAAAATTAGGGTTATAAAATGGCAAAAGAAACATTGTTACAAAAAGAATTCGCTGAAAGAGATATAAAACGAATTCGTAATCTAGTATCAGGTAATTATAATGATGCTACACAAACTCAAGTAGGGTATTCTCGTAAACATATTGAGCGAAAAGAAGGAGAAATATGGGAAGAAAATGGTAAATCATGGACTGTAAAAAATGGAATAAAAATTAGTGTATCTAAATTAGAACGCGCTAAAACATACTCTTATACTCCTATTCTTTGTCCTAATTGTTCTAAACCTATGAAAGGACAACATGATAAAAAAATGTTTCGTATTCATAGTATGTGTTTAGATTGTGTCATTGAAATGGAAACTAAATTAAAATTAGAAGGAAAATACGAAGAATACGAAAAAAATATTGTTAAAAACAATGCTAACTTTATGTTAGATGAATTTGAAAATGGATTTGAAGATTTTTTAAATAGCTTTGATGCTACTAGTTTTGTTACTGAACAAGGTGATATTGAAGATTGGCATGTAAAAGCATTAGATAAACAAAAAATCCGTAAACAAGTAACGAAAGATTTAGAAGAAGCTAGGGCTAAATTAAACTCTTAATATTTATAAGTATAATGATCTTAAAAATTTTAAACGAGATGAGTGACTCAACTGAGTTAAATGCTGCTGGGGTAGCAACAACGTGTATTGCTTTATTCAACAGCTTTTTTCAAATGCTAAATCCTGTACTTACTGGCCTATTTTATATCCTATCTATTGGATGGTTAGGAGTGCAAATATACTATAAAATTAAACGTAACGGAAAATGAAAGCTTCTGAACTTAGAGAACTTATTGCTTTGGAATTAAAAAAAGCTAAAAAAGATTATGATGGAGATGGTAAAATAGAATCTTCACAAGATGAATACATGGGTTCTCGTGATAAAGCTATTAAGAAAGCAATGTCTAATGAAGATTTAGATATAGGTCATCAAGATGATGAGCCAGGAATGCTTAAAAATGATCTAGCTAGAGCAGCTAAAATGGCAGCTATGTTATACAAAAAAGTAGATGCTTACGATAAAATGGGTGGTGAAGTAGATTTTCCACAATGGTGGCAAGAAAAAATAATTAAAGCTAAAAGTTATTTACAAAGTGCTTTTGATTATTTAGATGGCGAAGAAATGATAGCTCAAATAGATCGTTCTAATCAATCGGAATAATGATTAAATTAGTTAATATATTAAGTGAAGTATCCGAGGTATCACCTCCATATATGTACTCACCAGTAGGATTTGGGTGCCACGTATGTAAATTCTACTATAAACAAGATGATAAACATATGTGTGCAAGCACAGATTATCAAGAATATATGGGTACTTCTGAATTAATTGATAATGATGGAAATCAGATAAAAGATCCTTCTAAATGGTGTTCTAACTGGTTTTTACCAAAACAAGAAGAAAAATGAAGTTATCTGAATTAAAAAATATAATTCGTACTACTATAATAGAAAAAAAGCTTTGTCCTAAAGGCAAAGCTTATTACAATCGCCGTATAGCAGCAGGTGAAGTACCATCTGCTTATTTATCAGGTCGTGCTGTTAAAGTATGTAAAGGATTAATGGAAGAAGATATTAATCCATTAACTTGGGAACCTATTATTAAAGCAGAATCTGAAGAAATAGAACGTACAGCAGAAGATTTAGGTTTACCTTATGATGTAGTATATGATTCTTTTGTTAATGGTAAAGAAGTTACTTTAAATGATGATATGTGGTCACGTTTAGAAAATACTGACTCATATGATGTAAATTCTGAAGAAGAAGCGGTAGAATTAGCGCAATATTACGGTAAAGATATTCAAAGCATATTGTCCGCTGAAAAAACTCCTCCCGCGTTAATATTGCAATATTCTCCAAATAAATTTTATTTAGTAGGTGGTAATACTCGTTTAATGGTTGCTAGAGCTAAAGGTGTAAATCCACAAGTTATTTTAGCTACTATTGAACCTTTAAATAAGTACGCTTACCAAGATGTAAATGATATATCTGAGTCACTTCGTGATTGGTTTAAAAAAGAAGATTGGGTTCGTATTGATACTCAAGGTAATATAACTGGTCCTTGTGGTACAATGAAAAAAGGACAAGCAACTACCCGTTGTTTACCTCGTGCTAAAGCGAATTCATTAACTAAAGCAGAACGTGCTGCTACTGCTCGTAAAAAAGCAGCTGCTGATCGTAAAGGCGATCGTGTAGTTCCAAATACACCAAAAGCTAAAGTACGTTTAGAAGAAGATTGTGGATGTAATGGTCCTAAATTAATTTTAAAAGAAGGACAAAATGTTCCTGTATTATCTGAAGGATTAAAACATCATATAGCTGAAGGATTACAATTAATCCATAATATTTATCGACCCTTATCTAAGCAATATTTTGAATTGTTCAATGAAGCTAGAAAATTATATAATAAAGGATTACTTTCAGTAACTGAAGATGATATTGAGATATTAGAATCAAATATTGGGGAAATGTTTACGTATAAAGGTGTTGAATTTCCACTTGATTATATTTTAACTGAAGAAGAATTAGTAGCTGAAGTAGATAAAAAGAAAACTCCACCTATTGGAAAACCAAAACGTGGTGGTTCTAAAAAATTCTATGTATATGTTCGTAAACCAGGTGGAGGTATTAAAAAAGTATCATTTGGTGATACAACAGGTTTAAGAGCTAAATTGAATAACCCACAAGCTCGTCGTGCATTTGCTGCTCGTCATGATTGTAAAAATAAAAAAGATAGAACAAAAGCATCTTATTGGTCATGTCGTTTACCTCGATATGCTAAATTATTAGGTTTTAAAACAACATTTAGTGGATACTGGTAGACCATATACTGATTTAGAAAATACCGAAGAATATGTAATAAGAGAGTTCGATGAGAATATAGATCCCGTCGAACTTCTTTGGCATCGTGATGATGAACATAGAACATTATATCTTCAAGGTGAAACTGATTGGAAAATACAATTAGAAGACGAATTACCAATTACATTTGCTCAACCAATATTTATACCCAAACACAAATACCATCGTTTAATTAAAGGAAATGGTAAGTTACGACTAAAAATTTATAAATATTAGTTATATGATAACGAAACAAAACTTTTTCTTAATTATAATATTAGTATTAATTGGAGTAATTGTAATACAACAATGTACTTCTAATAGTGATAGCGATAAACCAATAATTAAAGTTGATGGTAAAAAATATGAGCTATTATCTCAAAAAATAGACACTGTATTTGTTGATAAATTTAAAACAAAATATTTAAAAGGTTCAGATATATACCATGAAACTATAGTTGAAAAAGAAAAACGAGTTGAAGTACCTGTTTATTTAAAAGGAGATACTATTCGTATAGTCGAAGATTACCATAAAAAAGTATTATATAAAGATAAATTAGTATTAGATGATAATTTAGGTACTATTGAATTAACTGATACTATATCTATGAATAAAATTATTGGTCGTAAATGGAATGCTCAAGTTAGAGAACGTACTATAACCGACACTAAAATAGTAAAAGAATTACCTAAAAACCAAGTATATGTTGGTGTGAGTGGTGTTGTTGGTAACTCATTAGTATTAGCTGGTCCTAATATATCACTGAAAACGAAAAAAGACAATATTTATGGTCTGAATGTATATGTTGATCCTAATCTAAACAAATATATAGGAATTAACTTAGCTTGGAAAATTAAACTTAAAAAATAATGACTCAGAACGAAAAATTGCGATTAATGGTTAAAAAAATGATCGCGGAAGCAGTTTCTCATCGTATTGCTCAAATCGATGAAGCTGGTGATATTGCAGCAAACGAAGCAAAAATTGCCCGTGTTGGTGAAGAATTAAGTAAAGCAAATAAAATTTCAGAATTACTTGAAAAAATTAACTTACAACACTATATTGGTGAAAAGTTATATGGTAAAGTAAAAGAAGAAATGACTAAATCAATAGAAGAATATGAAGGTGCTAAGTTGGAACTTGAGGAACGAATGTCAGGAGGTAAAAATGCTGATAAAAAAGATAAAAAGAAAGGTAAAAAGTCAGCTGAAAAAGACGATAAAGCAGGAGACGATGCGCAAATGCTTGAAGCCAATCCTGTCGAAGTAGAAATACCACAAGTATAATGACTAAAAAAGAATTAGCAGATAAAGTAAGAGCAGCTGCTCGTGAAGTTGCTTCTCGAGCAGACAAACCAGACAATGCTACTCCAATGTCTTTGAAATATTCTGAGATGTTGTATAAATTTCCTAAATTACAGGAAACTTTAACTGAGTTGATGTCTAATGAATTTACTTTATTTGTAGAAAATATAGAATGGATTGCCCCACGTCCAACTACATTTAAAATAATCTTAAAAAACTTTAACGATTTTATTTTAATTTGGAATGGTGGTGATTTTATAGCTAGAGTAGCGGGCACTAATTATGATTTAACTTCTATAAGTGCTGAAGAACGTGCTATTAAAGCCATTCAAGAATTATTAATTACTGGCCCTATTAACCCTGAAAAAGGCGCTGCTACTTCATCTCAAAATTTAACCCCAGCAGATGAAACTCCAGCTGAAGAAACACCTGCTGAAGCATAATGAATGTTATAACTAGATTTTTGGAGTATTATTCATTCCGTTTTCCTAAAGGATATCCGGATATGAATAATCTTGAAGATAAGGCTTTATTATACGAAATATTAGCTGAATTAGATATAAATGTAAATGAAGTAGCGTCTTCAGATTCAACAGAAGGAATTAATATTTTAAAAGATAAATTTGGGTTTAAAGATGATGATTTTGTTGAAAAATCAGGCAAAACTTTTAAAGTATTAGTACCTAATAAAGAACGAGAAGAATATACTAAAAAAATATCCGATCTTGAGGGATTTGAATTAGCTAAAAGGAATACAGTAAAATATAAATCATCTACTTTTGAAATAAAACCTAAAGATTCATCCGAATCATATAATATAAAACCTCAAAATATTGGTGTTCAAGGTGATTTTGATTATACTGTAAGTAAATTAAGAAGTGATATTAACCAATCATTAACTTCACGTGATGATTTATCCGACGTACAGAAAAAATATCTTTCCCAATTACTATCAGGTGATATTGAATTAACACCTGAAGAATTAGCAGAATTAACTCAAGATAAAAACTTTATTAATCAGGTACAAAAGAATTTCGGAGAAATCAGTGGTGCTATTTGGTATATGAATGATAAATTTGGTGGGGACGCTACTATTAAATTTCCATCAATTGGTAATTTAGCATTAGTAGATTCATTTATTACTACTGGAGATGGGGATTTAATTAAAGTATCATCTAAAGCCGCTGGTGGTGGAAATATTGTAAAACCAGGAGGATTACTAACATCAGCTGAAGAAACTAATTATCAGTTCAAAGATAAAGATAAAGAA